CCCTGTAGGTGGCCCTGTAGGTGGTCCTACTACTCCTGTAGGTGGTCCAGGTGTATCATCATCTCCAGCTTCTACTACAGGAGCTACTATAGGAAGTTCTACTCCAGCTTCTATTACAGGAGCTACTACAGGAAGTTCTATTCCAGCTTCTACTACAGGAGCTACTAGCAGAAGTGAAAGCACTGAATCATGGCTACCTAGAGCAATACCTAGTGAAATTAATATGGGACCTAATAGTATAATGTCTCCTCTTACTCCTATGACTCCTTTAGATAGCGAAACTGTAAGAAGTCATCATTTACCATCAGTATCCACTATGCGAAGTGCCCCAGGTAAAATAGAAGGAAATAAACCTACATATGAAGATGAAGAAACTATTGTAACAGATTCTTCAGATGGTATACCAGGTGCTCGTCGTGCCCAAGGACCAGCAACAATTGGATAATAAATAAATAATATTTTTTCTAAATTTATAATATTATTTATATTCATCTTTAATTTCTTGCGTTAAATGAGTATTTTTACTAATTGCTCTTATAATCTTATTTTTTTCTTTATCATCTTGTTCTATTAGAGTCATGGAGTTAAATACTAGACTAGTTAATTTGGTTTGTAGGTCTTCATCTGTTTTCCATCCTTCATTAGCGTCTTGCCATTTATTAATCATAGTTCTTTGTTTTGTAGCGACTCTAGTAATACTATTTTCAATAGTAAAAAGATTATTATCTTTTTCCCAAACATCATTATCTTTAATGTAGAGAGTTTTTCTAGATGGATCAGTACAATGAATTGGTCTTTCTAATATATCCATATTATTCAATCCATCTACAAACATATTTGTGATTGTTTTAGTAAGACCATTTTCAATTGTATTGTCATAAGTAGCACTAGTAATAGGTAAGGTTTCAATAAAATCAGTTAAATTCATAGCATTTTTACATTTCTCATTCAAAAACATCTGAATGTTAAAATTATTGTTAATATTATTATGACTATTTGTATTAACTGAATTATTTACCCCTACACTCGGTATAATTTCTTTTAAAACTTTAACTAATGTCTCTTGATTATCTACATTAAATTTTGCCATTGTGCTAACTAATGTAGTGAGCATTTCTTTATCTATAGCACTAGAAGACTCAGTATTTTGGGTATTTATAAGTTGAGTCGTCTCTAGAGCAATGGAGCAATTTCGTTTATGGCGATATAAACTCTGTTTATGATTATAAAAATTTCCACAAACACACTTGAATAATGGAGGGCTATTATTTATGCCCTTTTTCGGGCATTCACTAGACCCTACATTCATGTCTACATTAGGTTTTGAAAAGGTAGCAACTATCTCTTTTGAAGATGTAGAGGGCCCTTTTTGATGCCCTTTTTTCTCTTTATTTTTCTCTACATAACTTTGGGATAATATGTCTGATTGGTCCTTGGTAGATGTAGAAGGCCCGTTTTCGGGCCCGTTTTCGGGCATTTGGGTAGCATTAGTAAGCATAAAGTAAGCATTTTTGTGCTTTCTAGTGGACAAATGTCTATCGAAGTGATTTTTCTTGCTACATGAATAGTTACACTTTTTACATAAAAAAATCGGTGAATGATTTTCGGGCATTTGGGTAGCATTAGTAAGCATATAGTAAGCATTGAGAAAATATCTCTAAATACTATTTCTAAAACAACTTAAAAACTGTTGGTAACACTTTTAAATTTATTTTTTTTGAATTGTGAGCATTATGCTCTAAAACACATTTGCACAACTTTTTCCAATCCTATTTCCAAATATTGATTTTTTGCAACAAAAAGTTGTGTGTTTTTTTTAAAATCTCAAATGACTTTTGAAAAATTGTGAAAATGTAAAATACCTACATATATCGAATACATACCGATATTTTTGGTCTTTTTTCTTCTCTACACGATGTAGACAACGCACTACATCCTCTAAATAAAAATGTTTCCTTTTTTCTTGAAAAAGCTTGCTTGACTTCAAGGGACATGTCAAGTTTTATCCTCGGAAATCGGGAAATCCATTTTTGGGGTTGTGCTTACCCCCCGAATCCTGTGATGTTTTGTATAAATGATAAATCCTACTTTCTTTATCATTTATATTATATACTACATAAATTCATTTATTTGTATTTCCTTCTACTTTTTCTTTTCATTGCTCTAGATGTTTTTTTCGTTCTTCTTCCAGCAGATTGTGCTGTTGGTGGTAAATAAATTCCTGTAACATTTGGCATTAATTTATCCTTGAATACTGTAGGTTGAAACATATTATTAGATGATAATGGATTTAAATCCCCTACATTCATGGGAGTCATATTTTTTATTAATTCTTCGAATACTTGTTGATTCATATGTAAATCTGAGGATACAATAGGAGTCGCATTAGAAGTTACAGGTTTGGGCCTTAGATCATTCAAAGTAAAAAATATTGATTTAAATTGTAAATCTGTTGAGTCCCCTACAACTTTTCCTGTTCCTAATATAATTCTTGTATTCGTTGCTCCCGTTTTTGTTCTAGTTAATTCACTTGTTTTCGACTTGAATGATGAAGGTAAATTTGACATACCCAATTCCTTTAAATCAATAGCATTAAAAAAATTAATATATAAATAGGCTGTGTGTGCGAACATATTAGCACTTATATTTCCAGATAAAGCACTAGTCTTAGTTTTTCTACAATATAATGGTTTTAAATAGTCAGGATTTTTGCCACTTTGAGCTGAACCACAATCCAAACTAATAACTTCTCTTTGCGTGTTTGCATATTTTTTAGCACTACACGGATGTTGGAATCCTTCACTCATCATTCCTGTCCAACTTTTATTAGGTAAGGCAGGAACAGGATCACCACGATTTGTTACTCTTCTAAATAAAATATTTCCTTCAATTGTTTGTTTACAAAAATAATTAGAATAACCACTACTTAATACTCTTGGAGCTGCTAGAGAAACGCAACATATTTTCTTTGAAAAAATATTATATGGAGCTTTATTATATTGTGGTAATTCAGTCAATTCCATCCAATCAGCTGTAAATAGAGTTGTTAAGGCACCTCCTAATGAATGACCAGTAGTAAATACCTTCACTGATCCAGGAGAAGAAGCCTTTAAATAGGTTTTTGATAAATAAACCATACTTTCAATAATACTATGATAAACATCTTCTAATATTTTATTAATTCCTATTAATACACCAAACATTTGTGCTTGATTTTCCTTTAATAAATTCTCCAATTCTTCTTTTGAATATTGTTTCGCAACATTAAAAGGAACTATAGATGTAGGCTTAGAATATGAACCAGCTGACTTAGCACTATAAGTTCCTCTAAATAAAACAAATATAGAATTAGGCATTCTTGAATCTACTAATATATAATACCCTGCGTAATTAGAAGTGGAAATGGAAATATAAGCAACTGTATAATCTCCAACACCTCCTTTCATTTCAGTAACTTCTGTTTTAATTTCTGGTTTATTCTTAAGTCTTATTGTTCGTCTTTTAACAAATTTAATATTAACATCATTAATTTGTTCCGCCATTTTTTTAAAATCTATATGCTCTTGTCCTTCGAAATCAAACACAGGAATTCTTTCTGAAGTAATTGTTTTTTTATAAATAGATGGGTCAAATATTTTATCTATTGGAGCATTATTTATATCTTTCATTAATGAAGTTTTAATAATAGGACCAAAAATATCTAAATACGCAGGTAAAAAATCTTCACTTGTAAAATATGCTAATCTTGATAAGACTGTGCTATAAAATACAAAAAAAGGAATATCTCCAAATTTATTTTCTTCTTGTTTTGTTGACATATAAAATATAATTATAAATTAATTTATTATATTTTATTTTGGTTCAAATTTATCTTGAATTTTTTGTAATAAATCATTATTATAAATCCCAGACGGTTTGTAATTTTTAACTGAATTAAAATCTTTATTTTTATTTTTATCTATTTTAATAGATGAATCAGAACTATTTAATAATAAATTATTTGGATCACTTGATTCATTAGTTCCTTTTTTATCATTTTCGGATACTTCATTTCCAAATCCATCTATAGATTGACCCGTTTGTTTTTTATATTCTTGTCTTACATAACCAGGGACCCAATGTTGCCAACTGATAAAAATTAAATTGGGATTCGTATATCTAACTTGAAAATTATTTTCTCTTAATTTTCGTAAAATATATCCAGTACATTCAGCAACACTATATCTTGAAACTCCGATCATCATTTCTGGAATTAAATACCAACAAAATTGTTCTTTACCTTGATTTTGACGAGATGTCATTTTAATTTTAGTATGAATTCTATTTAAAATTTTATTATATAATTGTAGTTTGCTTTCGGCAATTTCTCTCTTCTTTTCAAATAGGTCATCTAAATTAATTTTATCCGTTAAATCATTTTCATCTGATAAAGTAAATATATTCATATTAATTTTTTAAGAGAAAAAAAGTTTTAAAAGAATACGATTATATTATTAAATGATAAAACACATAGTTATCAATGGCGGAGGACCAACTGGTCTAATTACATATGGAGTATTAAAACATCTTTCTCAAAATAAATTCTTTGATTCTAATCACATTGAAACTATCTATGGAACATCTATAGGAGGAATCTTCGGAGTTATTCTAGCTTTAAACTATGATTGGGAAACATTAGACGATTATATATTAAAACGACCATGGGAAAAAATATTTAAAATTCAACCCGAAGATTTTTTTAATTTATTTTATTCTAAAGGATTATTCTCTTTCAGTGTTGTAGAGGGATTTTTAGGAAAATTATTTGAAGCCAAAGATATATCTTTAGATATAACCCTAAAAGAATTTTATGAATATACAAATATAGTTCATCATTTTTTCACAGTGAAAGGAGATACATTAGAAAGTATAGATATTTCTTATAAAACATTTCCAGACCTATCCTTGATTAAAGCTCTAGAAATGACAACTGCTTTTCCTATATTTTGTAAACCAGTTTTTTATGAAGAAACTTGTTACATTGATGGAGGGTTATTAAATAATTATCCTGTAAACAAATGCTTAGAAAATGAAAAATGTGAAAAAGAAGAAATATTAGGAATAAAGAATACTTATCCAATTAATACAATTAATTTAAATGAAAAAATGAATTTATTGGAATATTTACAAACTATATTTGGAAAAATTATAAATAAATTACAAACATTACATAATACTGAATATACTAATATACCGAATGAAGTAAAATGTTATTGTGATAAAAATATAACAAATTATGAAACATGGTTAAATAATTTGATAGAATCTGAAAAAAGAAAAGAATTGGTAGACTATGGAATAAATTGTGCAGAGCAATTTCTAGAATACCAAAAACAATTATCCTAAAGTTGATTTTAAAAATTCTTCAAGATGTTCTTTACTAGGTTTGGCATCATATTCTATTATTTGATTTCCTTTTACTAATTTGATTGTAGGAAATCCTTCTACCTTATATTTATCCGCTAAATCAGCATTTTCTTCTCCATCTACTTTAATAAAGGTAAGAAGCTGACCATTATATTTTTTACCATTATATTTTTCTTTTAATTCATCCCAAATTGGCAATGCTTTTTTACTATGGGGACACCATTCAACCGTAAACATATAAATTAATACTTCACCACCATCTCCACCTCCTTCATTGTTATCGTCTTGTTTTTGAGGAAATTCATCATTAGGAATAAATTCTTTTTTAATCATTGGTGATACATAAGAATTGTAAACATATCCAGCTAAAAATAAAAAAAAGATAACTGCTAATAATATCATCCAAAAGCGAGAATTTGTCAATAATGTTGAAACTTTTTCTAACATATATAATTTTATTATATAAAACAATAAAATCAATAACGAATTATATAAATTCTCCTACTAAATATACAATAAATATAAATACCAAAATACAATATACACAATTTAATAATAAATTAGTTCTTATTTCTGCTAAAGATGGATTTAATAATAAACTTCCCATATTCTTCCAGTCTAATAAGCTGGATGAAGATCTAATATTAATTAATAAACAAGCTACTAATAATATAATCGTTATTAATCTTCCAATATGAGATGTAACTGTATTTTGTTTTCTTGTTAATAATAAAAATATAATACCAATAGCAGCAATATTTAAATAAAAAGAAGTCTTTGTATCATCACAAAAATTTTGATATAAATTACTAAAGGATGAATCCATATTATTATATATGAATAAAGTTTTTTCTCTAAATAATGTAATATGAAAACTCGTAAAAATAAAAGTAAAAGAAAACAAAGCAAAACAAAGAAAAGAGTATTTACTAAAAAAGATTATAATGCACCTGATGGTATGCAAACATATGCTTGGGGACCTGCTTTGTGGCATTCACTTCATATGATTAGTTTTAATTATCCTGTAGAACCTACTAGTCAACAAAAAAAACAATACAGAAATTTAATGTTGAATTTAGTTAATGTATTGCCTTGTAAACATTGTAGATTGAATCTTAAAAAAAATTATAAAATATTTCCTCTAACAATGGAGTGTATGAAAAGTAGAGATAGTTTTTCTCGTTATGTTTATAATTTACATGAAAGAATTAATAAGAATTTAGGTAAAGATTCTGGTTTATCTTATTGTGATGTTAGAGAAAGATATGAACATTTTAGGGCTAGATGCGTAGATGATAAACCTAAATTATTTAAATTTAACAACACTCGTAAAAATAATAAAGAAAAAGGATGTACTGAACCCTTATACGGTAAAAAAGCAAGATGTATAATCAAAATAGTTCCTAAAGATTCTAAATGTAAAACATTCCAAATGGATAATAAATGTAAAAAATCAAAAGACTAATATTATAAAATAATATATTTATTTATTTTATAATGAGTAATAATTTACAACTTTTACAACAAAATGTAGATTTAGTATTTACTATTTTATCCAATGAAATAAATATCGAAGGAACAATACTTCCTCCTTTAGATTTAAATGAGTTTGATTTTCCTACATTAAATATGTGCACAGCAATATTATGTGTGTCGTATGATTTAACATTTGAAGATAATCAATTATTAATAGCACCTCTTAGCCAACCATTAATTGAAAATCCTGAAATGTTATTTAATCAAGGCCAAAATGGAGGAACAGGCGAGTTAGTAAGATATAAAACATCTTCAGCATTAACATTATCAAGAAAATCTTTTAAAAATTTATTATGGTTAATATCTGGACTAATGACATTATATATTACAACCATGTTTTTATCATATAAATATACAGACTCATTAAGATTACAAGATAGATTAGCTAAAATTAAATATTCCCAGTTAAAAGCAGAATTAGAAAGAGGAATTGAATCACCACAATTGACCGCATTGAGTCAATTAACTGAAATATATTTACAATATGATGATACTGATTCTGGAATAGATTTTTTAAGTGCTCAAAAAGCCGTTCTTATTGAATATGTTCATGAAGCAAATCAAATTAACGGAAGATTATTATTACCTCCTCCAGGTATAATTGACGAATCAACCCAGTCTTCAGAAGATCAATTAATAGGTATAGATCAAATACCAAGTATATGGAGTAGTATGACTATAATTACTGGAGGAACCGCTACATATGTAGATAATTTATTATCACCTTATCAAGGTGAACTAAATGAATGGAAAGTATTAGCTGCCAATCAAAAACAACAAATAAATCAATTACAAAAATTAGGTCAAGAACTTGTAGATAAATTAGAACAAGATTATCAAACATTACAAGATACATCTAGTAGTTCTAGTAATACTATTAGTGCTGTTGGGGGGGTATTTTCTAATATGTTTGACTATATGATTGGAACAACGAAAGTTTCGCAAGTATCTAATATTGAAGGAAAACTAAAAGTTGCTCACGAAATTTTAACCATTTTACCTTCTGTTGGTGCTGATTTATTATTTAGAGTTCCAAATGTTCCATATCAAATAAGTGCAATATATAATCATTATGAAAATGTATTAAATAATTTATTGTCTGCTTATGCCATATCTGGTTTTGTGATATCAATTTTACTTGCTGTCTTTGGATGGTTAATAAATTATCTCATTCCTGATGAATCGTTATCAGATGAAGAAAAAGAACAAATATTAGAAGATGCTGCTCGTAATTTTTCACAATTAAGTATAGGAGATGTTGTAACACTTGTATTAGGTAAGGGATTAACAGAGAATCAATTACAACAGGTAGTTGAACAGTTAGCAATGAGTATAATACCAGTGGCAGCAATACAAGATAGAGCTAAAGAAGAATTATACCTATTATTGCAAGAACCTATTATTCAACAAAGTTTTGAAGAACTTATACAATTTAATAAAAAAATTAATAGACGAAGTAGTAATGCAACACAAAATCAAATGATTGGAGCATTTTTAAATAATATATTGAATGAAATTAATACAAAAAGCACAGCAATGGTGATAAACAGAAAAGAGAATCAACCACTTAGTATTACTAATTATGGAGGAAAAAAGAAAAAAACTAAAAAATCAAAGAAAGCCAAGAAGTCAAAGAAAGCCAAGAAGTCAAAGAAAGCCAAGAAAGCTAAGAAAACTAAGAAAACTAAGAAAACAAAAAGAAAAACAAAAAAGCATTAAACCCATGGATTTCTTTGAACTCGTTTTTCCTTAATGAATAATTCATGAATTACTTTCATTTTTTCTTTAGTTAGAGGTTGTATAATAATTCTTGGTTCTGATTTTTTATACCCTAATAGCATATTATTTAATAAATATATTAAATAATATTTAAATAGATTTACATGCCAAATTGACTAAAATCGGCTAAAACAGGTCTAGGTAAAAAGTTATCATTAGAACTGGAATAGTTAGGCACTTTTTTACATTCAAAAGCAGGTTCAGGGCATCTAGCACAAGGAGGACATGGTTGACAAGGTTCTTGTCTAGGACATGCGGATGCTGGAGGACAAGCAGGACATACTGGAGGAACAACTTCAGATTTTAAAATATATAAATCAGATTGACCAGGAGGAATATCTGAATAAGAAATACCATTAACAGTATTGTCAGAAGTGCCTACAACCGTTTGACCCGCTGGACCAGTTGCTACTGTATTACCTCCTGAACCACTATAAGCTGTGCTTCCAGCAGGACCAGTAGTTTTGGTAACGGTATTTCCACCAGAACCAGTATAAGAAGATTGGGAAACCATACCTTCACGCATAAATGTTCCTAAACACCCACAGAAGATGAGAGATAATAATAAAATGATAAATAAATGTATTTTTTGGAACTTCATTATATAATATACTTTAAGAAAATTTAAAAATTGAAGAAAATAATAAAATATTTAAATATGACAAAATAGTATGCCAAGAACAAAGCCAGAACCTCTAACTAAATTTTATAATGAAGAATGGGATAAATTAGAAGTAGGAATAGACGAAGCAGGACGAGGTCCTTTATTTGGACGTGTTTATACAGCCGCAGTAATATTACCTAAAGATGAAACCTTTAAATATGAATGGTTAAAAGATAGTAAAAAATTTAGTAGTGAAAAAAAAATAGTAGAAGTAGCTAATTATATTAAAGAAAATACATTAGCGTGGAATGTTACTTACAATGATGAAAAAAATATAGATAAAATTAATATTCGTCAATCTGTATTAAGTAGTATGCATGATAGTATTAAAGGAGTAATGAAAGATAAACAAAAAGAATATTTCTTATTAGTAGATGGTAATGATTTTAAACCGTATATGCGTTATGAAAATGAAATGTTTTTACCAGTAGAACATCAATGTATTGAAGGGGGTGATAATAAATATTGTGCTATTGCCGCTGCCTCAATATTGGCAAAAACAGAGAGAGATAAATATATACAAGAATTATGTGAAGAAAATCCAGATTTAAAAGAAAAATATGGAATTCATAAAAATAAAGGATACGGGACAAGAGAGCATCTAGTAGGTATATCGAATCATGGAATAAGTAAATGGCATCGTAAGACTTATGGTATTTGTAAAATGTATCATTAAAATAAAAATTGAAGTTTTAACATACTAATTTTTTTACCCTATTTAAAACAATGAGAATATTAGTATTTGATACTGAAACAACTGGATTGCCAAAAGAAAGGAATCCAAGTATTTACAAAACAGAACAATGGCCGTATGTAATTCAATTATCTTATGTAGTTTATGATTCGGAATTAAATGAAGTAGTCGTTTTAGTCAATGACTATATTAATATAGCATTTAATACCCAAATTTCAAAAGAGAGTCAAGAAGTTCATAAAATTACCAGGGAAATGTTAAATGAAGGTATTACTATAAATGAGGCATTACATAAATTTAATGAATATTCAAAACATTGTGACCTGGTGGTAGGTCATAATGTTTCTTTTGACAAAAGGATGATAATAGTAGAAGGAGTAAGAAATAAAATAAAAATAGATTTTGGTGAAAGCTATTGTACAATGCGTAATAGCACAGAAATCTGTAAAATAGAAAAAATAAATCCTCAAGGAGAAACATATTTTAAATTTCCTACTCTTAGTGAACTTCATTTTCATTTATTTAAAAAAATTCCAAAAAATACTCATAATGCTTTAATAGATATATTAATTTGTTTACGATGTTTTTGTAAAATAGAATTGAAAAAAGATATAACAAGAATCAATAGAGAAGTAAGATCTTGGATGAGGGAAGCATATTAAGCCGAACACATTTCACAAATTTCATTCTCATTACCATCACTTTTTTTATCGGGTTCGATAGTGAATTGTTGTGCTTGATGTTTAGCTTTGCGTCTTAAATAATAAATGCCTGTTTTAAGTCCAGCTTTCCATGAGTAAAAATGCATAGAAGTTAATGTTTTATAATTTGGTTCCTCCATCCATAAATTAAGACTTTGGCTTTGACAAATAAATGCTCCTCTATCTGCTGCCATATTTATTAGGGTCTTCATTGGTATTTCCCAAACAATTTTATATTTATCTTTGATTTGTTGAGGAATGCCAATAATTTGTTGAATACTTCCATTATTACCGATGATACTTTTTCTTACTTCATCACTCCAAATTTTTAGGTCGATTAATTCCTTCATTAGATATTTATTAACAATGATAAATTCACCTGCTAGTGTTCTTCTAGTATAAATATTACTTGTAAATGGTTCAAAACATTCATTATTACCTAAAATTTGAGCGGTGCTAGCTGTTGGCATAGGTGCTACTAGAAGTGAATTACGAATACCATATTTTTTTACTTGTTCTTTTAATAATATCCAATCATATCTATTAGAAGGGGTAACATTCCACATATCAAATTGAAAAATACCTTCAGACATTGGAGAACCTTCAAATGTGCTATATGCTCCGCAATAATTATTCTGTTCCAGGTGTAATTCAAATTTATTTAAAATAGATAATACTCCGTTTTCTTGATATCTTCCTTCCATTTTAGCCTTTTGAATAAACTCATATCTTTCTCTAGCTATTTCCATAGATCTTTCCACAGCTGCATGATAAATAGTTTCAAATATTAATTTGTTAACTTCTCTTGCTTCATCACTAGTAAAAGAAAGATCCATTAAAGCAAATACATCAGCTAATCCTTGAACACCAATACCAATAGGTCTGTGACGCATATTACTTTTGTATGTTTTATCAGTAGGATAAAAATTAATATCAATAACTTTATTTAAATTATCTGTAACAACCTTACCTACTTGATGTAATTTGTCATAGTCAAAAGACTTATCTTCATTTACAAACATAGGTAAACCGATACTTGCTAAGTTACAAACAGCAGTTTCAGTAGAATCACTATATTCAATGATTTCTGTACATAAGTTAGACGATTTAATAGTTCCAAGATTTTTTTGATTCGATTTATTATTAGCAGCATCTTTAAACAATAAATATGGAGTTCCTGTTTCCATTTGACTATCTAAAATTTGAAACCATAAATCTCTAGCATTAATCGTTTTTTTGCCTTTATTTTCAGACTCATATTTACAATATAATTCTTTAAATTTATCACCATATACATCAGATAATCCAGGACATTCATCTGGACACATAAGAGTCCATTTATCATTAGCATTGACTCTTTCCATAAATAAATCAGAAATCCATAAAGCATAAAAAAGGTCTCTTGCTTTCATTTCTTCGTCGCCATGATTTTTTCTCATTTCTAAGAAATTTTCAATATCAGCATGCCACGGTTCTAAATAGATAGCAAAACTCCCATTTCTTTTACCTCCTTGATTAACATATCTAGCAGTAGCATTATAAACTCTTAACATAGGAATAAGACCATCTGTATTACCATTAGTGCCTCTAATATGACTACCAGCTGCTCTAATATTATGAATATGTAACCCTATACCTCCAGAATACTTGGAAATTTGAGCACAATCTTTTAATGTATTATAAATACCTGTAATACTATCTTCTTCTAAGGCAATTAAATAACAAGAACTTAATTGAGGTTTAGGAGTACCAGCGTTAAAAAGAGTGGGTGTGGCATGAGTAAAATATTTTTGAGACATTAAATCATAAGTAGTTTTAACTTTTTTCAAATCATTTCCATGAATACCAATAGCAACTCTAAGCCATAAATGTTGAGGTCTTTCAACCGCTTTGCCATTATATTTCATTAAATATGCTCGTTCAAGCGTTTTAAAACCAAAATAATCTATCAAATAATCTCTCTCATGAACAATCATATTTTCAAATTCAGAGGAGAATTGTGAAACTATATCAAAAAAATCTTTACTAATTAGCGGATAATGTTTATTATGAACATCACGATAATTATATAATTGTTCCATAACTGAAAAAAAAGAACTATCAGTATTTTTATGATAATTAGAAATAGTAATATGACTTGCTAAGGTGTTATAATCATGATGTTGTATACTTAAAGAAGCACATTGTTCAGCTGTTAATTCATCAATTTGAGTAGTAGATATACCATCATATAATTGATCAATAACTTTCATAACAAAAGATGTAAAATTTAGTTTAATTTTACATTCTTGACCAATTGATTTAACACGCTTTAAAATTTTATCAAAAGAAATATTTTCTAATTTACCATCTCGTTTACGCACTTTCATTTCTCTATCCATTGTGTATTTATAGTATTAATATTATAATTTTAAATCATTGTTTAAAATATTATATAAAATAAAAAACTAAATAAAATATTTTTATTTTATATAGAAATGATTAACAAACAAATGACTTTTTTAATTTTAGCATTATTATTTGCTTTAATAAGTTTTCCAATAATACATAAATGTAAAGAAGGATTTGCTAGTTTAACACCAGGTAAATTTCCTGTAAGTGTATCTGAGCCAATATTATTTGGAGATTATCCAACAAAAGAAAATATGGGATTATCCATGAATACCTATGAAGATAATTATCCTTCTTACCCTGTGTTTGGATTTTCCTATGGACAATATACGAATAATGTTAGATATTGGGCGACACCTGATAATGGACAATGTGCTCCCGCTGAATTATGTAATGGTTTATATAATGAAAAAGATGTAAAGACAGCAAAAACTCCTAATCCTGTGCCCTTTTCATCACCTCAAGTAAGAGTAAATTTTTATGGTTCTCATCCTCAAGAATGTCCTACACAGGTTGAATAAGATTCCCAGATATATCTGTAATATCTAATTCAAAATTAGTATTTATGTAAATAATTTGGTTTTGTAACTTATTTACATTAATTAAACAACTAGGTTTATTAAATGAGGCATCATTTAGAGAATTTGAACGAGCTTTATTATTTTTTTTTGCTATTCTATGTTCATAACCCGAAATTCTTTCTTTCTCAACAATATTCCATACTTCTTCTATTTTTTTAATAGCATTTTCAAACCAAAACTTATTTCTCAAAACTAATATACAACTATATTTTTCCATCCGCCAATATATATTTTTAATCCATGTTAACTGATTGTTTTTTTCCATAATATTATCATACCATTTATCATATTGTTCTTTTGTTAACTTAATTGGCATATATTCATAAAAAGGTTTTCCTTCTTTAATAAAATATATCATTATTCCTTTTAATTCTTGATTATTGGAATAAGTAAAACTACCATCATTTATAAACTCTTCTTCTGTTTCATATTCTTTAAAAGCTGTTTCTAGGAAATCACATTCATTTAAATCACAAGTTTCCATTTGTAATTGCATTTGAATCCAATAATCTTCTTTTGGAATACCAGTAATAGTTCTAGAAACAGGATTTTTAATTTCTAACATTCTTCCATATCTTTCATTATCAGGTTTAACATTAATTCCATCAGGAGAAGCACCTAGGAATTTATATTTATCATGTTGTATACATCCAAAATCTTTTATTTTTGTATTATACTCGTTTTCATAAATCATAATGGAAACATCTTCATATTTATTTCCATGATGAAAAGCACTATCAGTATTTACAGAATTAAATTTATCTACATTAAGATCTTTACATTTTTCTACAATAAGTTGATTTTTATAAGATTCTGATTTTAAAGCTTTCCAAGCAGAACTAGCAGTGATAAGATTATGTCTAAATTTATACCATTCAGGTGTTCTTTGGTCAGGTTGAGGTTTATTTTCAATGTAATCTATTTTATCTGCTATTAATTTGAAATTGGGAGTTTTTCTAATAAATGTATAACCAAAAGAACGAATGGGATATACTTTTGAAAAATAATATTTTTTTACTTTATCATAACATTCTCTAATTGTAGCTTCAATATAATCACATTCATTCATGTATATTTGAGAAAGTATTAAATTCATATTTGTATAAATATATTCTTCTAATAAATTCTCAAAATTTTCATAACTAAAAGATAGTGGATTATTAGTAATAAATTCATCAATTAATTGAGAGATATTAAGCTCAATCTCATCTTTATCTGTTTGGGAAAATAATTGGATATCAAAATCATCTATAATATTGGGAAACTTATTATAGTCTGAAAGAATATGTTCTATGTTCATTTTATATTAATATAATATATTACGAATTGTTTATATCAATATTTTTTTTATTTTTTGTTTTTTTTGGAGCTAATGATTTAAGAGTAGAAACTCTTTTTTCAGACCTTTTAAGAGTAAATTTTTTATTAGAAGAATTATAAAAAAGAGATGGTATAGATATAATAATACCAGAATCTTTATCATAATTAACTTCTTTTGTTTTAAGAAATCTTTTTCTATCCAAATTAGTAGAAAGAAATTTAAATAAATCTAGTTTATCATCTTGAGATAATTTATTTTCTATACTATATTTTTCAACAAATTCATGAAATTTAATTAATTTTGTAGTTTTATTTAATTTAATCCAAGGTTCATTTGAGCTATTATTTTTTTCTTCTTGTAGAAAGGACTCAAGATTAGAAAGATTTTCTACAGTTTCTTCCACTTCTTCGTTAGAGGAATTTAAAAGCATAGATTTATATTTAATGTTTTTTAATTCAACACATTCATCTGTCATTATATAATATAAATAGTAAAGTTTATATTATTTTAAAATAATATAAATAAAAAATTATATATTTAAAATTTAATGAGCAAAAAGATTGAAATCCAAGGAAAAAGAAATATAGATAAAATTAATAAAATAGAAAAACCAGAGAGAAAAGAAAGTCAGAAATGGAAAATAGATGATTCATTTTATACCAATAGAAAGCAAATTGAGTTAGTAAATAAATTGTATTTAGAAGAAGAAGGAGAGGAAGAAATATGGATGAAGAGAGAAATTCAGAAAAAAATAAAAGGGTATAAAAATCAAGACTTAATTAAAAAACTGATTAATTTAAATAAGTTTATTTCTCTCTCCCAAACAATAGAAAAGCTAGTTGAAAGCAAGTTAAAATGTTTTTATTGTAAAGAAAATTGCGAATTAATATATAAAGATATATTTGCCAAAAAACAATGGACATTGGATAGAATAAATAATAATGAGGGTCATAATTTTGATAATGTAGTAATATGTTGTTATGAATGTAACATAAAAAGAGGAGATATGGATAGTGAGAGATTTAAAAAAGGAAAAGAAATAAAAATAGTTAGAAAAGGATTTTAAAAATAAATATCAATTTATATGAATCAACAAATTAGTTATTTAAAATGGAGTCCTGCTAATTCTACAGAAAATAGATTGAAAAGTGTAATGAAAGACAAACATAAAACAATTGGAAGTGAAGTCATGGAAACCATTTTACAGGAAGGTTATGAGTTTATGAAATCGGAATCAAAGAGAGAAAATCATTTTAATAAAATGAATCAGAGAGAAATGATTCCACAAACTAATTTAAATCCATTTCTCTCAACTAACTATTTAGAAGATTTACAAATACAAGAAAATTTTTTAACGCCTCAAAATTCTAATCTACAATTAAAAGATAATCAATAAAAGTATTTAAAAAATAGTAAATATTATTATTATTAATGAATACAAATTATAGCACTCAAAACGATTTATTATTACAAAATTTATTAGAATTTTACAAAGAAGGCGATAATATGGATAAAATGTTAAATATTATTAATGGTAAATCCTTAATTTCTTTAAGAATTATTGATTGGTTTGCTACCAATTATGCTAAAAAAAATTATACTGTATATCAATTACAAGGAACAGAAAGAAGATTTAAAGTATACAATGATTATAAATTAAAATTAAAAGCTTATTCCAAAAGAAGATTCGACCCATTTTGTCGATGGGAAAGAATAAATATACCTTATAAAGATGATTCTTTTATTCAAACTACTATTGGTCAATTAAATTTTTTTAAATGGGCATTAGAAAATAATGTAATTGATTATATTGAACAAAATTTTAAATCAATTGAACTAGATATGAATGCTAGAAATAGCACATCTAAAAATAAAAAAATAGATGCAAATTTAAAAAAAACTCGAAAAAAAAGAGAAGAATTATCAGTATCCGCTTCAAAAAGTATAAAAAAAGAGAAAGTGGAAATTGTATTAAAATTTGATTAATTAGATAAATATTTAAATATTTAATAATAGTTTACATTAAATATTTAAAATGGGTAATCAAACATCAATTCAAAGAATTAATTTTGAGGATATTCAACAAATTTTAAAAGACAATAATAAATATATTTTAATAAATACTTTACCCTCTCATCTTCAATCTTGTTTAATTCCAAATACAACAAACATAAATGATGAAGAAATTTTGATTAATAATTTAATTAAAACTAATAAATCGATCGGAATTATTATTTATGGAAAAAATGTGAACGATATGAGTGTTTATGATAAATACGATCAATTAATTAAATTTGGATTTTCAAAAGTATATATTTATCCTGGAGGAATTTTTGAATGGTTATGTTTACAAGATATTTATTCTGATGAAAACTTTCCCACTAATAAAAAAGAATTAGATATTTTAAAGTATAAGCCTGAATCTATTTTAAACAAACTATATTTAACTGATGGTTTAGATTAGCTCATACAACCTTCTGGCCATACCCATTCTTGTGTATCTTTATCATCTAATGCTTTATTTGCTAATTGATCAGCCTCTTTATTTTGTTCTCTTTTAATATGTTGAAAAGTAATATTTTCGAATTGTAATTTAAGAGAAAGAGCTATATTATAGTAAGTTAGTAATTTCTCGTTATTTACCTTATAGAGACCATTGATTTGCTTAATAATTAGTTCTGAATCCCCTTGAACTAATACATTTTTTATATTATTATTTAAACACATCTTTAAACCGGAAAGCATGGCTAAATATTCTGCTTGATTATTGGTTCCAGATTTGACATTGATTTTTAGTGATCTCTCGTCTATTTTAGTTTCATTTTCATATAAGATACATCCTAATCCTAATTCATCTGAAGGGTTACCTCTACATGCTCCATCAAATCGCAAGATATATTTCGTATTTTTGTCTTTATCTATTTTTACCAAATTTAAACCATCTAATACATAACCATCTGGCACCCATATTGGTCCATTTGGACAATAAGGTGAACATTCCCATGTTCCTTTTTCATTTAAAATATCTTCTTGAATCCACTTGTCTATGGCTTGTATCCAAGCTTTCTCAGCATCTATATTGTTTCTAATATCTACATTCGCATCTATTACCATTTTTTTCTTTTCATTACATAACCATTCTTCATGGTATTTATGACATTTTTGTAAATATTCCAAGGGTATTGTTTCTCCTTCTCTGGCTCTAATTTTAACTCTTTGGTCGCAAATTTCAGGATTAGCTTTTACATAAATAATACCAGCTATATTAATTTCATCTAAGAATTCATAAAACCATTTATTATATATTTGATATTCATCATGCTCAATATTACCATCATCATATAACATTTTGGCAAATACATTTCTATCAGTTTGAACACATCTCTCTGTAATGATTATTTTATAATTTTGTTTAATAGCCTTTCTTAAAAGATTTAAGCGTGATATATATGCCATCATCTGAAATCGAAAAGCATATTTTTTTGTGTCTTGATATAAGTTGGTTAATATAGGAGTTCCATTCTTATCCACTATATCCTTCCAATCATCCACAGGTTCAGGAACAAAACATATATCTTTTCTATCTTTATAATAGGTTTGTAATTTATTATAAAGGGTAGATTTACCAGACCCAATATTACCGTCAATACTTATTATAAGAGAATTCATTTATTATTTATAAATATTTAATTATGATTATTTATTTTCAATTTTAATTAAATAAAAAATTGAAATAAATATAATATTATAAGTTTTAGTATAAGTATAATTTAAGATGGATTTAAATCAAGAAAAGCTTACTAAAACTGAATGGGAATCTACGGAAATTCCTATAGGTGAAGATGAGAAAGAAATTATGAAACTAATTATGACGGGTTATCATGATACCAGTCATATTTACAATAAGAAAAAATCAATGCTTAATTATTTGTGTTTGGTTCCTAATGAAAATTTAATGGAGCATATTTATAAAGAATATTATAAAGAGAAGATAGACAAATTAAAGAAAAAATATGCGTTAGATTACGAAAGCTTAGAAAAAATTAAATTTAGTAGGGTTAATTCAACTGAGAAAGTAAAGTTAGATAATTTATCAAGTAAAATAAAGGATTGTCAGGATAAAATATTTGAATTTATATTATTATATCTTTCCGAAGGTATTTTAAAATACAAAGAAAAGGAAAATTGGGAAAAATTTAATAAATTTTATTATACATTATATCAAATTACACAATTAAAAGTTACAAATATTATTCCAAAGGTAAAAATGTTTGCAATCAAAGTATTAGAATTTAATAAAAAATTTATAGAAATTTCTATTTTATTTGAAAAAAGTTCTGACTTGATTGAAAATAATGTTGAGCTCTTTGAATACAAGGATTACAAATTATATAAACATCAAAAACAATTATTTCAAATCTTCAAATTTTCTGAAATGTATTTACAATTAAAAAATGATAATCCGTATTTTAATAATATATTTACAAACGAACAATATGATTCTGAAGAAGAGGAAGATGAAGAAAAATTGCTAGAAAAAAAAAAGATTAAGCAAGCTAGACAATTATTTGAAAGATTAATGAAACCAAAATTAATATTGTATACTGCTCCTACTGGCACAGGAAAAACTTTAAGTCCTATTGCTTTAGCATCAGAATATAAAATTATATTTGTTTGTGCTGCTAGACATGTTGGTTTAGCATTGGCTAAAACTGCTATTTCAGTAGGAAAAAAAGTAGCATTTGCGTTTGGATGTCATGATGCTAGTGATATTCGTTTACATTATAATGCTGCAGCTTCTTATTTCCGACATGAATATAATCACGACAAAAAGAAATGTAGTTGTGGAAAAAAGGGATGTGGTAAAGATGGTCAGCCTTTTAAATATAAAGATGGAAAGATGAAAATTAAAAACGATGATGGTTCAAATGTGGAAATTATGATTTGTGACATAAAATCTTATTTATATGCTATGAATTATATGTGCTCATTTAATAAAATTCGTGAGGAAATCATTCTTTATTGGGATGAGCCTACAATCACATTAGATTACGAAACACATGAACATCACCAAGAAATACAAAATATATGGTCTAAAAATATCATTCCTAATATTGTTTTAAGCTCTGCTACTTTGCCATTAGAAGCTGATATTCCTGAAACTATTACTGATTATAAATCAAAATTTACAGGTGGACAAGTTTATTCTATTGTTAGTCATGATTGTGAAAAATCTATTCCAATTGTAAATTGTGAAAATAATGTAGAACTACCACATTTAAAATATAGTGATTATAATGAATTACAATCATGTGTATCTCATTGTCGTAATTACATGACATTATTAAGATATTTTGATTTGAAAGAAGTTATCAAATTCATTTCGTTTGTAGACGAAACAGAAGGTCTGCTTCCAGAAGATAAAGAAAATGATTTATCAATTGAATATAAATATGATGATTTATCTAATTTAAATATTAATTCAATTAAAGAACATTACTTAGAAATATTAGAAAATATTGTCCCTGAAAAGTGGGATATATTATATAAGTATTTTCAAACTAATAGGAAAAAATGTTTCGAATCATCTGTCTATGTAGGAACTGCAGATTCTCATACTCTCACGGATGGACCTACAATATTCCTTACTCAAAATGTTGAAAAAATAAGTAAATTTATATTACAAACATCTAAAATTCCTGCTGCTCAAATGAATTATTTATTGGAATCAATTGAATATAATGATAAATTATTAAGTGTTATTTCAGAGAAAACACAGAAATTAGAAGATGCTATGGGTGATGAAGCAGAAAAAGAACATAAAATGGCAAAACAGCAACTAAGTCCTGAAGCAAAGAAATTAAAGGGTGAAATAGATGAATTAACAAAGTTAGTAAAATATGTAGAATTGAATGAAGTTTATATTCCTAATAAATTAACACATTTAAAAAAATGGGCTAATAAAGAAGTGCTAACTAGAGAATTTAGTGGAAATATTAACAGTGATGATGTAGAAAAAATTATGTTGATGGGTGGAGTTGAAATTACATGGAAAGTATTGTTGTTAATGGGAATTGGTGTATTTTCAACAAACTTACACAAAGATTACACTGAAATTATGAAAGATTTGGCAAATAAGCAAAAGTTATATTTAATTATAGCTGATAGTGATTATATTTATGGAACTAATTATCAGTTTTGTCATGGATATTTATCAAAGGACTTAGAAAATATGACTCAAGAAAAGACAATTCAAGCAATGGGAAGAATGGGAAGAAATAATAAACATATGGATTTCAGTATTCGTTTTAGAGATGATACTTTAATAGGAAAAATATTCCAAAAGGAGGAAAATAGGCGTGAAGTTATTAATATGAATAATTTGTTTTGCACTGAATTAGATCTTAGTGATTTTTAGATAAAAATCTTATATATTAAATAAAAAAATAATATACATATTTTTTATATGACTATTTCTTATACTAATAAATGCGAAATGTATAAATTAATTATTTTAACTTTTATAGTAACAGCTTTATGGGATGTTATTCTTAGAATATTATCATTGTATAATCCTATTCCATTTTTCAGTAAAAATATGAAATTTATTCAATATTTAAAGCCTTATTTTCAAAAACACACTTTATTAGCTGCGGCATTAATAGCTGGATTTGTTGGAGCAATTACTCAAGTAATAATATTGAATGTTATGAATTTTCCAACTCGTAATAGTTCATTGAATTATATTTTTAGATTTATGGTATGGTCATTTGTAGTTAGTGCATTATTCGGATTTATTATGAAAGCAAGTAAATTGTTTCCATATTTAGAGATGTATTATTATGAGAGACTTGGATTAATAAGGAGTTTATACCATGATGGAACATCTGGATTAATAGTTCAATTATCATTATTTTTTTTATTATTTATAATATAAATGACAACTACACTTGAAGAAATAAAAGAAATGTTAATTATTATGAATAAAAACATTGAAAAAACTAATGAAAAATTGGATTTAATATGTAAAAAAATGGATGGAGAAATATTGGAGGAATGTAAAAAAATGGGATCTCATATTAATTTTGTTGAATCTGTTTATGATTCTGTTAGATCTCCTCTTAATTATATATGTAACATAATTAATATTAAATCTGACAATAAACAATTATGTAATGATTTACCATTTAATACAAAACAAATATGTAATGATGAAACTTAAATAAATTTGACATTATCTTCACCTATAACTATTTTCATTGATAGATATAATATTATACTATCACAATAAGATAAGTCATTTATATTAAGACAATTATTATTCCAAATACAAACCTTTTTAATAGGTCGCACGTAATTAGTTAATATTAATTGTAATCCTATATCCCATTTTTGATATATTTTTAACTTATCACACCCCTTTGGTATAATGGAGTTATATTCCTCTATTATTTTTATAATAGTTTCTTCAGATAATTTGATATTGGATACCTTGATCATTATTAAATTTAATTATAAAAAAATTGAATTAAAATTAAATCAATTTTTTTATTATTAGATTATGAATTTAAACGAAGAAGAACTTAATTTTCTACAACCTGCTTTTGATGTTCAACAAGAAGAACCATTACTAGCTAATAATACATTAGTTTGGGGGACAATAGGATTTGCCATACCACAAGAAACTTTTCAAAAAAATTTACAACAATTAATATCTGATATAAATGATGGTAATTTCATTAATTATAGTCAACAAGATTATATTACTATAGCATCCATAATAATTAATAATAGAAATTCTCCTATTTTGAATGAAGAAATTAACAATATAATAGAAACATTATTTAATGATTTAGATTCTAAAATAGAAATTATAGATAAACAAGTAACTGAATTAACAGATGAAATAATAGAAAAAATAGATGAAAAAAAAATACATATAATTGATGGAAAAAAAACCTTGCTATTTATGCCTCAATTGGAAAGACAAAGTAATTGGTCATATAGCTTATTATCTAATGAATTTGTAAAAAAACTAGGAAGTTATAGAGATTTATTAAGATTTAAATATTATATGATTTGTCAATATATTGAAGAATTATTAATAAAGAAGTTAAAAATTCAAGTTGAAACTATAAAACTTGAATTAACAATAAAAGGACATTTTCATTTACCAATTTATATTTGTATTCAATGTAATTTAGTTAAAATAATGGACATTAAAAACAATGTAGAGAGATTAATCAAACTAATGAATTCTAAAATATTAATGGACAAAAAAAGAAAGTTTCAAATATGGGAAGATTGGTGGACAGGAACACATGAAAGAAAAATATGTCCATTATATACAGAATTCGTAGATAAAGAAAAACTGACTTTTGGATATAGATGGTTATAAATTATTCAAAATATCATTTGTTTAACACTTTTCCATTGAGAATATTGGACTCCTAATGGGTTTAAAAATCTAGTGTTGAATAGTATACCTATTACTATTAACATAAGAATACCTAAGTATTTATTAATACTAAAAACATAAAGACTACTTATAAATAAGAATAGAAAGAACCATTGAGCAAAAGTATACACGGTTTCTAAGTATTTTTTTGTTTTCATTCCCTTTTCAAAATCTTTATGCATAAACTGGATAACTACTGAACCACTTTTACCCGCTGGTTCAAAATAATATTCATAAAAAGGCATACATCCATTTTTTTTCATTATACTATCTAAATAATATTGTGGGAAAATATATACTACAGGTATAGTTGTATAAACTTTATATGAATAAAAAGGTTCAAAATATAGTTGTTTTTCAGTAATACTATAATCCCATTGCCCTTTTTCTACTACATTATTAATATTTTCAATTAAAAAATTGTTTTTTGTGCTTAATATATAGGCACCACCTCTTGCTAATCTCAATCCAACTTCAATAATTTTATCATCTCTATATTGAACATTAACAGCTCCTGTAAAATCTGATAAATGTCTATTTACCCAGTCTGTAATTTTTGGAATAGGTTTATTATCTGGACTAATAAATTTCCAATCGTCTATAAATTCATTTTGGCTTTCAGAATAAACATAAGTTATTTGATAAACTATTTGACCATTTAATAAAATATAATCAGTCATTTGCTCTTTAGCATCTATAAATTCCGACCACATCATATCTGGAATTTCTTTATATTGAGGTATTTGGTCCCAGGATTTAATTTTATAACAGTTTTTACTAGTTGCGGTTTCATGTCCCCATCTGGGTTTAATAAATATTGGTAAATGAATGTTAGAATTTTCTTTTAGATTTGATAATTTACCACATAATAATCCTTGTGATTTGGCTACCCATAATTTGTCATAAACAAAATTATGATCTGTATATCTATTAAAAGCTTGGTAATCAAAATCAGGAATTTGTTTAGAAATGAAGGATTCAAAAGGATCTAAATAAGGATTAAAAAATCCCATTATTTTACACCAAGGTTGTTCAAATTTAGTGATTGATTTTAAATAATTTTCTAATTCAGAAGCCATATATAATGTATTAATAAAATAATTGATTTAATAATATCTTAATAATATAAATTATCAACATGGAATGGTTAAAAATTAAACCCGAACCTGATATAAAATTTAATAAATATAATATAGAAAGAAAAAAACCAATACCCTTAGACATATCTCCTTCAGAAATAATAATAAAAATTAGAAAAAAAGAGGTAAATCAGAGAGAAAAAGAAATAGATAATTATATGAAAGATTTGGAATATTTAATGAATGAGATAAATAAATTAAATTATTCTATACAAAGAGTTAAAAGTATGACACAATTAGCCAGTATTCGAGAGAAAATATTGACAGAATCTTGCAAATTTTAATATATGAATATATTAATGAATAATAAATTAATATGTTTTTTATTTTTAATTATTTTTATAATAATTACTGTATATTGGTTTAATTCAAAAACAATAGAAGGAATGAAAGTAATTAGTAAAAATATGCAAAAAAATGTTTATGATAAATATGGAGTTCAAGTAGATAAAGATAATCAATGTTTAATATACAAAGGTAAAAGAGTAAGTTTTTATAATAATTTTAATGAACAAGAAGGCATTGATAAATCGAATGATAAATTGAAAACCAATGATATTTTAAGTAATTATGGATTTCCTGTTTGTAATTATATGAAATATGATATTAATAAAAATGAAGAAAGTAATATAATTGATATAAATGATAAACTAAAATTTCCTTTGGTTGTAAAATATAATTATGGAGAAAGAGGAAATGATGTATTTACAGACATAATTGACAATGATTCATTGAGAGATAAATTAAAAAAATTATTGAATGAAAATAAAAAATCGATTATAATTGAAGAACAAACTCAGGGTAAAAAATTTAGAATTATGATTTTAAATGATAAATTTGTATATGCCGATGAAGATCAAAAACCTGTATTAACGGGAAATGGTCAATCTACCATACAACAATTAATAAGTAATTATCATACTTTACATGATGTAAAGCCAATTAAGTTTGTCAATGAAGAATTAATAAATCAACAAGGATATGAATTAACAGATATATTAGAAAAAGGAAAAAGATTAGAAATAACAAATGTGGTAAGTGTAGCTAATGGTGGGAAACAAGTATATATAGAGGAATATGATATTCATCCTGTAAATATGAATATGTTTTATCAATTGAATAAAATATTGGGATTGAATTTTTCAGGAATAGATTATATGGGGCCTGACTTAAGTATTCCATATCACGATGGTGGAAAGGTAATAGAAGTGAATCCTTTTCCTGGATTTTCCAAAAAGGAGCAGGAACATGAGTCTATTCCTAAAAGATTAATAGATGCTCTATTTGGTTAAATACATTTTGATGTAATAAATGAAAATGTATTTTTATTATTTTAACTGAAAAAAAGGCACTAATAAGATAATTCATATTTTTATTTTTAGTGAGTGGAGAATTCTCCACCACGAAGGCGAAGCACCAAGTGCAGTGTGCTTTCCTTTTGGACATTATAGTCTGCTAATGTCCTTCCATCTTCTAGCTGTTTTCCAGCAAAAATTAATCGTTGTTGATCAGGAGGGATCGTCCTCCACCTTAGGTTTCCCAAAAGGACTAGACTGTATCTTAAGCTATCATTGAAGTTGGTATCTTCTCAAGCCCACACCCGTGCGGTCGTTGAGGCTACACCATGTCCTACCATAACGGACTTAGGTGCTGTCGCCGCGGATTACCCAATCTTAAACGCTATTACGATGAGCGAGGTCATTACCCTGCCTATTATATGAGTTTCCAACATATAAGTCGTGGTTTAAGCTCTAAGGGAGTTCCCGTCATTATAAGGTGTGTCGCATTTGTTTTCACAAATACTAGCAACTGAATTATGATTTATTTTAATGTGTCTTGATAATGAATCTCTAGATTTATATTCTTTTTTACAAATATTACATTTATGGAGTATTCCTTTATTTATATGGTTTATTTTTTCATGGCGTCTTCTGCCACTAGGATCTGAAAAATCACATTCACAGAACGAACATTTAAATCTTTGGTCCCATTTTTTATTCATATTTTCTAATGCCGTTTCAATTTGTTGAATTTTATAAGGAATAATCATATAATCTTTAATATCATTAATAAATTTTAAACTAGAATTATGATTTAAAACCCATTCATTTCCTAAACATGTTTTATTTTTTGCAGTTATTCTGACTCTTTGTCTAATTTGTCCTCCCCATATTTTTTTGCCTAATTCTAAAGGGGTTTTATCATTTTGAGATATACATAATCTTAATCTATTTCTGTTGTTTATGTCATTACTTATTGATCCCTCACCTTCATAAAATCCAGCAAACCAAATTATTAGTTTTTGTTGGTCCATTAAACTTATACTGTATCATCAAGACATCTTTAAATCATTTGGGATTCTAATCATTTATCCGTTAATAGAGCCCAAATATTAACGGTGAGTTACTTTTCAGGGCAGTTAAAGTTTACCCTCTTTTTCTTGAATTTTTTGCTTTACATTATCAATGCTGTCACCAGGCTCTACCTCAAGCGTAATAGTCTTTCCTGTTAGCGTCTTAATAAAAATCTGCATGCTATAATTTTTATTAAGAATATATATTTAAACTATTTTTAATTATAATATCTTCGTTTATAAGGGTTAGGTCTTACATAGTAATCAGGAGCATAAACTACAGTTTTTCTAGTAGCAGGACCATAATAAGCAGGAGGTAAATATCCACTAGATTTATGGACGACTACTTCTTTTGAGGGTTGTCCTAAAACACCTAAAATATTTAATAAAACAATAATTATTAGAACGGAACCCAAACCAAAAAATAGATTTTTGTTATCCATTATATATAATAAAAAGAAAATGTTATTTTTTATTTTTTTTTGTTAACTTAGAATGAGAATGTTTATATTTTTTATGAGTTTTAAAATTACTCTTAAAATTAAATTTATCATATATTTGTTTTAATTTTCTCTCTGGTATAATATGTTGAGGCTCCATATTTTTTTCAGTTTCTTTTATTATCACTCTTATTTTTGGAACATATGAAGTAGGTAATTTATTAATATATTTAACTTTCGCACTATTATTTTTATCATAATAATAGACAAATTCTTTGTCTGTAACATTACATAGAATTTGACCTGTGGTGTATATAATTACAGCATCTTTTTCTAAATTTGGAAATGAATTTTTGACTAGTTTTTCGTCTCTATATGGTTGGAGTCTAGGATCAATGTTAGGAGAATATATGTTTAAAACATTATTTATTAAATAATCGTATATTTCATTATTATTATTTGCTTGACTATGTTTTTTTTTTAGTTTCATTTCTACTAGTTTTTGTCTTAAATAGGAAGAAAGGCCTTTTTTTCCTTTTGTATATCCTAAATTTGGTAAATAATTACTATGATTTGTTAAAACAAGTGATTTTTTAATATTTCTTATATTAAATTGATTATCTATATTATTTTCAATATGGTAAATATCATTATTACAATGAACTAATGTATTACCTTCTAAAACCGAATTTGTGTCTTGAGATTTATTAATCAAATTATAAAAAATATTTTTTTTAGTATTATTTTTTAAAGCGTTAAATATTTTATTCTTTTTCTTCTTTAATACATTTTTTCGTGTATTTATGAAAGATCTACTATCACTATCTTTCATATTTAATGTAGCATTTAATAGTGCCAAACCATTTTCATTCATTCCTTCTATCCAACCTGTTTTTTTATCCATTAAATAAATTACTTCAATACCATCTATTATTTCATGAATTATTTCAATATTAGGATGATAAATTCTATCTCTATTTTTGGCAAGGATTTTTTTACCATTAATAGTAGTATATAATATAACGCACATTTATTATTATTATATATATATGATATTAATATTTATAATAATTTTAACAACAATATTGTATTTATTATATATACAGTTTTCTCCTCAAATGGGAAATATTTGGTGGAGGGAGGATCATTTTACTCCAATGGGAGCTATATATGTAATGTTATTTCCATTAAAAGAAATAAAAATGTGGAGTATAGAAATGTGGGATATAAATTATTTTATATGGATAGTTATAACAATAATAACTAATTATGTTTATAAATATATAAAAATAAATATTTGATATTTAATTAATGTCATTATTAAATGATAAATATTTATTTGTTCATATTAATAAATCAGGTGGAGGTATAATAACTAAGAATTTAGAAAATAACGGAAATGTTAAAATAAATGGTTATCATAGAACATTAGAAAAAATGCTGACTTTTGTTAATGAAACAAATTATTCTAATTTATATATATTTACAGTCGTTAGAAATCCATGGGATAGAATGGTATCGATGTATTTTTATTATAAATATAAAAATTATCATCCAGAATTTTTTTCTGGAAATGAAGAAATAGATGATAATTTTAATAATTGGATTGAATATATTTATTCTTCCAAATTTGATAGAAATAGGTTACATAGTGATGTAAATGTATTTACATATTGTTTTTGTAATCAATTAAACTGGATAAAGAATAAAAATGGAAATCTAATAAGAGTAAATAAAATATTACAATTTGAGAATTTAAAAAATGAATTGAATGATTTTTTAAAAGAAAAAATTAAATTAAAAAATATAATAGACGAGAAAATTCACCCAACAAATCATGATCATTATAGTAAATATTATAACAAAGATTCTAAAGAATTAGTAAGAAAATATTATAGTGAAGATATCGAATTTTTTAATTATAAATTTTAATTTTTTCTTCTTCTAATTTTTTTTATTTTTTTATTTTTTTTTTTTTGGGTAGAGTGTCCACGATGGACTATTTTATTGTGTAAATAATTTTTTGCGGATTTTAAATAACTATTTGCTAAAAATACTTTTTTATTTACCCATTCTGGTAAATCATCTCCATCATGTAACATGTCATGTAGTTGCTTTGCATTTCTTTCGATATTATCTAATTCGGTTCTAACCATTTGACCTTCATACATATGCCCGTAATCTAAGTTTCGTCCTTTCATTATATATTATTTAGAGATAATATATAAATGTTTAAAATAAATAATATAACTTATCCTAGAAAAGAACATATAGAAAATAATAAAAATTTGATATTTAACATTTTTATATTTGTATCTATATTACTATTGTTACTGTTATTTGAATTTAAAAATTTTAATAATTTGGATATAATTCTATATACAATTTCAGTATTAAATGTAATTTTAGGATGGTATAGTTGTATATTTTATTGGTGTCCAAATACATTACTATTTGATCACTATGGTTTTGTTGTAATGTTATTTTTAATTTTATTTTCTAGTAATAAATGGTTAATAATCTATTATATAAATTTAGCTATCATAATATTATTAGGATGGATATTGAATAATGGAAATTGTATGTTTGATACAATAAGTTGGGATCTAGAAATAAACGGGATTAAATGGGATATTAATAAAAATCAATGGTCCGAAAGAATATTATTAGCAATATTATTTATAATATATCCTCTAAAAATAAATTCACTAAATTATAAAAATTTTTAATTAAAAAAATAGAGTTTAATTATATAATGTTTAAAATAAAATCAAAAAAACCTAGAGAGAGTTACATATCTAAATTTAAAAATGTCATATGTCCATTATTATCATTTTTTTTTGTAGTATTGATAATATTATTTATTAAATTTAAAAACACATTTAGTTCATTTGACAAAGGTTTATTTTATATTACAGTTATTTCTCAATTATTAACTTTGTATAGTTGTTTTGTAAAATGGTCTCCTAATATATTAATGTATACGCATTACTTATTTGTTATTATGTTATATATTGTTTTATTTTCTAATAATATTAGTTTATTATCATATTATCTATTAGTAATTGTTTGTGTAATATTAGGATGGAAATTAAATAATAATGTATGTGTATTTGATAAATTAAGCTGGGATATTGAAATAATGGGATATGAAATAAAAAATACAAGAAGCCGATCAGCATTTATGATTTATATTCTTATCATAGCTTATCCATTAAAATTATTTTATAGTATGAAATAATATATTTACATATTTTAAATGGATTTACAATTAATCAATATTATTAGCCCTGAAAAGTCATATATAAAAGAAACTACCCCTTTAATTTGTAATACATTACTAATAATCGGTTTATATTTATTAATTATGAATAAATATTATTATAAGACATTTAATTTACTAGATAAATCAATAAATTATATTACTATTTTATCTGGTTTATTAATATTTTATTATTGTTTTGTAAATTTTAATTCACAAAATTTAATGATTGTTCATTATTTTATTGTATTGTTTATTTGGGTGCCAATATTATTTTGTAAAAATCCTCCTATTCTTTCTTTTTTTATGTTTTTTATAATAGTAATTTTAATAGGTTGGCAATTAAATAATGGAATTTGTATGTTGGGGGAATTAAGTTGGGATTATAAATTGAATGGAAAAAAATACGAAGAAAACGATAAAATAAACTCTCCTTGGAGAGGAATTACATTTTTGGGTATGTTAATTATTTTATTTTCAAAAATAATATATTACACCTATTTACATAAGAAATCTAAATGAATAAAATAATAATTATTGAGTAAAATTATTATTTTACATTAATATTGAGTTAATATAATAAATACTGTATATGAAAATATATAACCAGAAAATTTAATTTGAATACGCGAGGCCTCCCATACCACTCATGACACGAAGGACATTGTAGTTGGTAGCATAGACACGAACCTTGGCAGTCTTGGTTCCCTCAACAGTGGCGTTGGAAAGAACAAGTTGAAGGGTAGCGTTGTCAATTCTGGAGAAGTTGCAAGATCCGGAAGGTTGGTGTTCCTCAGGGCGAAGAGCGAAAGAGTAAACATTGATTCCGGTATCAGGGTTTCTGGTGTGGTGTTGGTAAGGTTGAACAAGGTCGAAGTAGGTTCCCTCACGCTCAGAGAATCTGTCTTGTCCGTTAAGTTGTAACTTGGCAGTTACAACAGGGTTCTCACCCCAACAGTGCATATCAAGGGCAGTCTCAGCAAGGACGAAAGTTCCTGCATCAGATACTCCAGAGCCAACAATAGTAGGACCTCCAAGGTTAGGAGCATCGTAGTTGTTGAGAGTGTTTCCTGGAGCAGCAGGGTTTGTGTGCCACCAGTTTTGACTGGTTACATCAACAGCACCAGCATCATTGAAAAGACCGTTGGAGTCGATGAAGGAACCAGTAGTCTCAGCAATAGCATCAGCACCTCCGAAAGAGTGAATGGCGTTAGGAAGAGCATCGATGGCATCAGTGTAGTTGAATGGTTGGGCACCAAGGGTCTTGTAAAGAGTTTGGCCGCATTCAAGAGAAGCACAGTAGTCAACATTCTCATCAGGTTGGACAACCCAGATAAGTTCCTTGACAGGGTGGTTGAAGTTAAGCTTGATCTTGTTAGAAGAAGATCCAACAGATTCATCACCAGTGAATTGAAGTTGCTCAATCAAATACTCGTGAGGGTTTTGGGCCATTCTGCGTCTCTCATCGGTGTCAAGGAAGACATAGTCGACATATAGAGAAGCAGCAACAAGAGATTGGTTGTAAGCAGTGGTTACCTTAGCGGAACTACTAGTTCCTCCACAGTTAGCAGAGTTAAGGGTCTTGACAGCCCATAAGCACTCATCAATAGGTCTGATGTCAAGGTTAATCTTGACTTCGTGGTATTGAAGAGCAATAAGAGGAAGAGCAAGTCCAGGGTTGCGGCAGTACCAGAATTGGAATGGAACATAAAGAGTGGTCTCAGGAAGAGCGTTACGAGGAGCGCATACTTGACGAGGAGCGTTGGACTCACAAGGACCATCAACATCATTGAAAGAAGGATCAGTGATGTAAGTTAATTGAGTGGTGTTACCAACCATCTTGTAGTATCCGCGTTGTTGTTCGGAAGTAAGGGTAAGTTGGTTCCAGATGTGCATCCAGTCACCATATTGACGGTCAATTCTTTGTCCACCAATCTCAACCTCAACTTGAGAGATAAGTTGCTCTCCAGGGAAATCTAACCAACGAGCATAAACACCGTCACTACCAGATCCGGTGTTAGCCATTTGTTGGTTGATCTCAGGAAGAGTTACTTGAAGATAGGTTCTGTAGGCAAGATCACCGTTTCTGCTGATGGTGCAGGTTACTCTGCGTCCGAAATCAGCTTGTCCGTTGAAAGTTTGCTCAATAGACTCCATTGCGAAGTTAGTATGTCTTCTGTAAGAGACTTTCCAGAAAGTAATTTGAGGGTTGCCAGTAAGATATACATCTTGGGCACCGTAAGCTACGAGTTGCATTAATCCACCTCCCATGGTTATAATATTGCTAAAGATTTTTTTTTTCCGACAAAATTACTTTTATCTACATTAAATTATTTAATTAAATTGAAATTAAAATTGTCCTTCAAGAATGTATTAATATATGAATCTGAAAATATTTCTTTTTTACCTTCATGATTTTTAGAAAAAATATATTTAGAATTTTGTTTTTTAATTGTCCATCCATTATTTAATCCATTATAAATAAATGCTAATATATATTTCTGTTTACTATCTGAAATAGCTGTTCCATTAACTTGTAAACTATCTAAAGTATATATTTTTGAGCAATGATTAGAAATAATGTAGCAATTTTGTTTTTTTTTAATTTTCCATTCGTTTTCTAAATAATCATTTAAATAATTCATCATAGATACAGTGTTAGAGTTCATTTTTTCAAAATCAAAACTTTCCATATTAATAATCATTTGTTAATTATAGAGAAAACATTATGAAAAAATTAACTTGAAATACTTTTTAATTAAATTTTATATTAAATATAATAAAATAAATTAACTATATTAAATGCCATCTTTTAAACATAAGACTAATAAAAAAATTATCTTAGATGAAAAAAGTATAACTACTCTTGATAGTAAACATAAAGAAATTGAGAAGGAATTTGAAAAGGAAAAAAAGGATATTATACCAGAACTTAGGGCTAAAAAAAGATATTTTACTAAATTACTTGAAACTAATTTACCGATTGAACAACAATTAGAAATTAAAGATAAATTATTGGAAATTTCTTCTCAGATTAAAGAATTAAAGATAAATAAAAAAAAATATTATTTGAATAATAATAAATATATATTTGATTATTTTGAAACCAAAAAATCTGTTTCTATGGACAACAACAAAACTAAATTATTAAATTCTTTTTTTAAAATTAAATCTGATGAAGAAAGTAATCAAACTAATGAAAATAAAGATAATATTCAAAAATATCTCTCTAATTTAGATGAGTCTTTTATTGATATTAATAAATTCGTTTTTGAAACTGATATCTGTCAATTTTGTAAAAGAGGTGAGTTAATTCCAATTGATCATGAGGGTATTATGGTTTGTAATAATTGTTATAAACACATTCCTTATCTTGTTGAAAATGAAAAACCTTCCTATAAAGAACCTCCCAAAGAAGCATGTTTTTATGCTTATAAAAGAATCAATCATTTCAGAGAAATATTGGCACAATTTCAAGCAAAAGAAACTACACAAATTCCTGAGGATGTATTAGAAAATATTAAAAATCAAATTAAAAAGGAAAGAATTGACGTAAGAGGTTTGACAAATAAAAAGGCAAAGGAAATTTTGAAAAAACTTGGTTATAATAAATATTATGAACATATACCATTTATTAAAGACAAATTAGGTATTAAACCTCCTGTCATGACTCCCGAACTTGAAGAATCATTATGTAATCTTTTTATGGAAATTCAAGCTCCTTATGCTAAATTTTGTCCTGATGACCGAGTTAACTTTTTAAACTATTATTATACTGTTTATAAATTATGTGAATTGTTAGAACAAAATCAATTTCTTCCTTATTTTCCTATGTTAAAGGATAGAGAAAAAAGAATAGAACAAGATGAAATCTGGAAAAAAATCTGTGAAGAACTCAATTGGGAATTCATACCTACTATTTAAAAAAATTGAAGTTTATTTTTCTATTTATTTCTCTCTTATTAATCTTTCTTATTTGATATTTAATCATTATGGCTTTACATCCTCTTACTAAAATCTTACCACAGGTACTTGTTAACGAAATATTTTCATATGATCCCCAACATAGGGAATATATGAAAGATGTTATGAATGATCTTTTGTTTGCTCATCATAAATGGAATATGTGTCCTGTATTTGATGAATTAATTGAACAAGAATGTGACAATGAATATTGTGGCCAAATTATAACAAGAAATAGCGATGACACTCAATCAGTCATTATATTGAATCATTTATATCACTTTTGTTGTGAAAATTGTGCTGGAGAAGGTGAATGGAGTATTCGTTATGATTATAGAAAAGCTATGCGCAGAAGAGCTTAAAAAATTTGAAAAAAATGTAAAATTTAAAAAAATTGAAGTTTTTTTTATAACATCGTTTTAATTTATCAAAAATGTATATGATAACTAATCAAAATGGCTCTCTTACATCCTCTTTTCGATATCCTTCCAAAGGTGCTTATTGATGAAATATTTTCATATGATCCTCAACATAGAGAATATATGAAAGAAGTATTTGAAGAATTTAAAGATAAACATGATTATCGTTATAAATGTGATAGATATGATTGTGAAACAAATTGTTATGATAATTTTCTAAAAACAAGTATAATGTTTCATAATTTTAGGTTTTGTTGCGTGGAATGTGAGGGGGAAGGGTCTAGTGAAATTAGACGGGATATGGTAATATTTTCACGCACTAGACCTCCTTTTAACAGTAATAAGCAAATTATTAAAATTTAACAAAAGACAGTAATAAGCAAGTTTTTAAAATTTAACTAAAGTATTTTTTTTAATCTTCTTGTTCATCATATTTTTTTTCTATTTCTCTCCATGTTGTTAAAATTTTGGATAATTGACTATTATTCCATATACAAGTTTTATAACCTGGTAAATGGAATTCGGTTGTGTAATCCATGATCCAACAAAAATTACACTCTTTCGTTTTCCATCTATTAGCTCTAGGATTAAAATATCTATAACATTTACATTCATTATCGTTTACCAAAGCTTCTTCATAATCATCTTGAGCTTCATACAAATAATCAATATGATAGTATACTGCTTCTAAAGCTATTTCATTTATCAGATAAGTTTGTATAATATTTATAATCTCAATAGGAAGTTTATGTTCAATAATACTCAAAGGTGAATTCATTTTTCATTTATTACTTAATATTTATTTCATTCATATTTCAATTTTAATATAAATTTAATATAATGACAAGCAAAATTGATTTAGCTTACTCTGATGATGTTTATTTTCCTGAATCATTATTAGATGGATGGTTAAGTGTATCTGCTGTATTACTAACTACTAGTTTATTATTTTACCATATGTCGCGTGTAAAATCTTTAAAAGTAAAACCATATTTGGCTAAAATTGTATCTATTGGGTTGATATTAATATCTACTTCATATATGGTATACGCTTTAATACCATATACAAAAAGAATGAACTATACTATAAAAAAATGTATAAAAATGAATGAATGTTCTGATAGTCAAACACAGGAACTTAAGGTCTTAAAAGCTTCTTATTTATTTTTAGGTATGTTGACTATTTTAATTCAAGCCATAATTGTTTATTTAGTAGTCACTACAATCTAATTATTGTAATGATTTACATTTATTAACTCCAAAAATAAATTTAAATGTAGACCAGTTTTTACTATATTCATTCCTTTGTTTGTTAAAATATAAAACAAATCCCACTATTAATAATCCAATTATTAAATATTTTAAATAATATAATATTTTATTATAATTATCTATTTCCTTTTTATATTTTTTCTTATCCAAACTTGAATAATAATTTATATAAGTATTAATAAAATGGTATAACACAACTAAACCAAATACAAATATATTAAAATTCAAAGACATTTTAGTAAATAATAAAAATAATACCCATATTGATACTGAGTTTCTTAATAAAATCATTGGATTTGGATTACTTTCACTAGCAAATCCTAATGAAAAATAAATAATAAATAAAATGACAACATGCTTGGCTAACATATTTTCAGTTAATAATTTTTGTGTCTTACATCCTAATGTTTCGGCAATAAAATTACCAGATATAGCTAATATTAATAATAATACTCCATTCATAATATTATCGGCTTTTTCTACGGTATTTTCCATATATATATTTATATTGAAAAAATTATTTGTTACTAATAGTTTCCATAATTTTTGATGTTACTAAATAGGGGTCACAATTTGAACTTGGTCTTCTATCTTCAAAATAACCCTTTTTATTTTTAACAGTTTGTAATCCTCTTCTAATGGATGCTCCTCTATCTGCTATACCATCTGTAAATGTATTATAATCAGCTGTTTCAAATTTACCTGACATTCGTTCTTCATTTCCTTCTCCATAAACTTTCATATGTTCCATATGCTTTTCTCTTAATTTTTCAATTGCTTCATCAATATACTCTAATCCAGTTTTACTACCACTACCCTCTCTCATAAATACTGTGCTAAAATTTGTATGACACCCAGAACCATTCCAATTTCCTTTTAATGGTTTGGGTTCTAAACTAATTGCTAGATTGTGTTCTTCTTCACATAGTCTATTTAAAATATATCTTGCTACCCATAAATGATCCCCCGCTGATATTCCTGTGCATGGCCCAACTTGAAATTCCCATTGACCTGGTGCTACTTCAGCATTAATTCCCGATATTCTAATTCCAGCATATAAACAGTATTCTAAATGTTTTTCTACTAATTTTCTTTCCAATTCATTGCATTCTCCCACTCCACAATAATACTGTCCTTGAGTGTTCGATTCATTATAAAATATTGGTAATTTAGTAAATGCGTCTATTATAAAGTATTCTTGTTCTAAACCAAACCACGGTTGTTCTTTTTCATGTTGGTCAAAAATTTGTTTGGCTAAGTAACGATTATTAGAAGGCAATGGATTATTGTTTGCATCATAGGTTTCACATAATACTAATTTGCTAGTAATATTTGTAAATTTTCTGAATGGATCATTAAATATATTTATAGGTTTTAATATTACATCAGAATTATCACCTGTAGCTTGATTTGTTGAACTGCCATCAAAATTCCATAATGGCAAATCATCTAGATACAATTCATTATCCTCTGGATAAAAATAAAATATTCTTGTTTTACTTCTCAAATTATTATTGGCATCTATCCAAATATATTCTAAACTGTAACATGTCATTGTAATTAATTACAAAGTTATATTTAAATACAAATAAATAATATTTTTTTAAAATAGAGGGAAAAAGAAAACATCCTCATTATTTTTGGATTTCTCTCTTTTGATATGATTTGAAATCAATGGGCATTTTGAATAAGTATATTTATATCCACCTTTTTCTATAATTTCTGTTTTCTTCGTTAATGTTTCTGTGCATTCAATATTTACTATTTCGTCCGCACAATTTTCTTCTATTGCATTATTTCCATATAACCACCAATCATTATTAATTTTATTTTTAAAGTCATTTTCAGTTATATTGATTCTATTTGCTTGCATTGTAACTATTTCATCTTCCATCTGATTTATAAAGGACAAATAACTTTCTATTCTAGATTTTTGATCAGCTATACCTAACGCCATTTGATGTTGCATTAATTTACCATGTGGTAATATATATCTCTCTTTACAAGATTGTAATATGATAAATCCCATACTATATGCACTTTCAGCAACACAACTGAGATTATATTTTTGTATTTCAGAAACAATTTTCATACCATGAGTTACTGACCCTCCAGGTGTATTTAAATATACTATAGTATTATTCTTTCGTGGTAATAAATTTAAGTCATGAATAAATTTACTACTTGATTCTTCATTTATCTCTCCTTTCAATAAAATATTATTTGTTGTATTGAACTTTAATATTTTAGTTGGTTGAGAGAAAATCATCGGTAAATATAAAAATAATAACCAAATCATTATATTATTGCTAAATATAATTATTTTTTTTGTCATTCACTACATTGATGTAGTGTATAAATATTAATAAAACATATTAACTAGTTTTTTAGAAAATTCGCCATCGCTAGGATAATGGAGACCTGCTTTAATTCGCACAGAATTACATCTTTCAGCAATAGCGTCAAGTTGGGATTGTAACTCAGGATAAGTTTTACCTAAATGTTTTGCCAAATAATAAGCTTGAAATGCATGACCAGCAGGATAAGCAGGGGTATTAGCAGAAATAGAATTGAGCACATCCAAATTAGTTTTTATTTGTTTTGGTCTAGGTCTATTAATTAAATATTTAAAAAGGGAAATAATAAAAACAACATGAAATTGTGTAATCGTATCATCTATTTCCTTAATAGATAATGGAACAATAGAAGTAAAAGCAGGACTAACACTTTTATCTGTTAAATGAAAAAAATCGATATCATGTTGGTTTCTTAATTTAATTTCTTTTTCTATTTCTAATACTTCTTTTTCACTATTAGGATAAATACATAATGTAGGTAAAACATAAATATATCGAATAGGCGAGATGATAATAAGTATTAAATAAATAATAAATACATAAAATAATATATTCATATAAAAAATGAAAATATTATTTATTTGTTAATTTAAAATCCACCAGGGAATTTTACAAGATTTGCTCCAATACCGAATCCGGCACCAGAACGAGCTCCAACAGCAAGAGAAGGAACATAAGTATCTAAAATACTAAATGTTGCTGCAGCAGTTAAAGCAATAAGAGCAACTTCATCTAAGTTAAGTGCTTTCTTTGGGATGGCATAGGCAGCAATAGCAACCATAAGGCCTTCTACGAGATATTTGATAGCTCTCTTGACGAGTTCACCTAAATCTAACATTCCACCTGTCATAGTTATATAAATAAAAAAGAAAAAAATATAATTTAAATAAAGTTCGTAAAAACACTTAAATATTAATATTATAGATATTTATAATGAGTTTTTCTAAACCTGTCAATCCAAATGAGCCACCAGAGGGTGTAACACTACAAAAAAATACAGATGGAACAGAAAACCCTAAATATGTTGATTTATTAGATGAAGATAAAGCAATAGCAGGACAAAAATTTGCTTGTATGTCTTTTATCTCACCTGAGCAAATCCTAAAACAAAAAGAAATGTATTTTTTTGAAGAATTTATTAAGAAATGGGATTTTTCTAAATCAATGGAAAAATTTCTACAATTTTTAAATTTTATTTCATATAAGTATCATGTGGATTTTGAAAAAATAACTGAAGATTTCAAAGAATTTTCTAAAGATGAAAAAGATAATTTAGTCGCAACAACTATGGAAGATGAATATAAGAATTTTCTTGATGAAAATGAAGAGGATTTACAAAAGAAATTTGATGAAGAGTTTAAGTTTCAGACATCAATTCGTGGAATAAAAATAAGAGGTGTTTTCCCAACTCAACAAGAAGCAGAATTAAGATGTAAGATGCTTCGTCAAGTTGATCCTAATCATGATGTTTATGTAGGTCCTGTTGGTATGTGGGTTCCTTTCCATCCGGAGGCTTATAAAACAGGAAGAGTTGAATATATGGAAGAGACCTTAAATGAGTTGATGAGTGAAAAGAAAAAGAATGAGGAAAAGGCAAAAGATGAATTTGACAAGAGAGTAAAAGAAGCAAAACAGAAGGCAATTGAGGAAAATAAAAAGAAAGCAGAGGAAAGTGGAAATAAGTTAACACAAACAATTACTAAAGAAGGAGAATTAGTGTCGGTTACAAATATGAATACACAGGAGGCATCAATGGGAGAAGGTACAACATTAGAAGATGTAAGAAAGGAGTTATTTGAAGGTGAAAACATTGTGACTGATGAAAATACAGATAAAGGGTTGAGTCAATTAACTGAGAATACAGTAACATTTAATTTAGGAGAGCAAAAAGAAGAGTAAATAATAATAATATAATATTTAAATGTAATTTTATATATTATATAAATGATTAGAGGATCTGAAAAACAAGAATTCGCAAAAAAGGAAATTAGGGAAAAAATAATGGAATTACAAAGAGAAATAAATAATTATGAACAAGATATAATAGAAATAAATGAAGCCATAAAGAGAGATTGTGTTAAAAAACATGGGAAACATGAATTTGAAAGAGAAAGAGATGATGGTCCGTACCCAGAAACTTGGTGGGTATGTAAAAATTGTGGATTTGAAAAATAAATTATCAGTATTTTAAATCTTTGGACATTTAAAACGCCGTTTTTATATAATATTTATTATAAAAAAATTGAATAATTTAAACTCTACAAATTTATTTTGATGTATATATATTATATTATAATGAATCGTTTCTTATTAATAAATAATAAACATTTTTTTGATAATAATAACATAATTACATTAAATAAAGATAGTGAAATTCCAAATAAAAATTGTATTCTATTTATTGGAGATCATAATCGTAGTATAGATGAACCAGATTTTATAAAAATATATCTAGAAAGAATCAAAGAAAAACAATTTAACTATATTATTATTTTAGGAAAAGGCGATTGTATGATTGATAAAGATATTGATATTCCAAAAAATATCAAACATATTTATGCTAATAATATAAATTATAATCATCCTATTATTAAATTTTTACCAATGGGTTCTGACTTTCGTTCTATTCAATCTTTTTCAAAAGCAAATATTCAAAATAAAAATCGAAATATTTTATGTTATTGTAACTTTTCATTAAATACTCACAATGACCGAAAAAGCATTCTTGCAATGGTCAAAAATAATAAAGATATTTTAATTGAAAATATGGGTACTTTTTTAAAGTATTCAATAAGTAGAGACACTTTTTTTAAAAGATTGGGCAATTCTAAGTTTGTAATTTGTCCAAGAGGGAATGCTTTAGATACATTTCGATTTTATGATACGATTTATGCTGGAGCAATACCTATTGTAGTTAAGGAAAATTTTCATAATGAAGAATATTTTAAGGATATACCAATTTTATTTTTAAATAGTATTAATGAATTTAAATTATTAAATAAAACCTTCTTAGATAGTAAATATGATTTACTAAAATGCCAATTAAAAAACTATTATAATAATTTGGATTTTCAAAAATGGGTTGAAGGATTGAAGTTTGATTAAATTATATACATATATACCCAAAAAGTCTGTTTCATAAATATATTTAAAGAGTATTTTTGTATTACACATAGCTTGTAAAAATATATAATGTATAGGAACCCCACCACGTTTGAAATAATTAATATAGATATAAATAATACATTTGAAAATTATAAAGATATTACAAATTTAAATATGAATTATGATTTATCTTTATCGGACAATTGTGAGCATCATACTCCTAAATTTTATGATAAATATAGAAATAATATTACTTATATTATAAATAAATTTCTTAAAGAAAAGTCGGCGTTTTAAATGTTCAAAGGTGTAAGAGAAAAAATAAATTATTCTTATGAAGAAGACGAAAGAACATATGATGTATTAATAGAATTAAGAAATAATTTACTTTACGAAAGACCTGAATGGATGAATAATATGGAAGTCATTAATTATGAAAATGAATTGTTTAAAATATGTTCAGAATATATAATTAAAAAAAATAGATATTTATCAAATTTAACAATAGGCAATCAATGTTGTCCATTATGTAGAAAAAAAATAGAATATTAATTTAGTCGGGTAAAAATAAATTATCAGTATTTTAAATGAAAGAACTGATAATTCCTGGCTATAAAGGTATAATGGATTTAGATTTAACAAATATAGATTCCAAATTTCATCATGAAATGGTTAATTTACATTTCCAAGAAATTGAAGAATATAAAAAAGAACAATTACAAAGACCAAAACACATTCGTTATGAACATTGTGTTAAAAGAATACTTGACCAATTTAAACGAGACCAAGAAATAGTAAAAAAGAGAGAATTAGAAAAGAAAAGAAAAAAAGACGAAGAATATCAAAAATGGGTTAACTATTTAAAAAGATAATACATTTTACCATTTATTTTTTCTAACACTTATTTTTGGACCTGCTCCTTTTTTCTGAACGCTATTAGGATCATATAATTCATCTTCTTCATCACTATTAATGTCTTTCGATAAATCCCAAAATTCTTTTGAACCCAATTTGAAATTACTATGATTCTGAGCTTTATACCAAAAAATTTGGTCATTTAATTTATTTGATTTCGCATTGTTATTTATTACCAAACATTCAAAATTCTCTGTACATTGATCCATTACCTGACAAAATGATTCAAATGTAGGAAACATTCCCGCATAATTCTCCCATATTCGCTTTCTATTTGCTATATATGGTTCTCGTAAAATAAACACATAATCTATATT